AGTGTCAAGTATGATGATTCGGCAGGGTTCGAACAGACTGTCGACCCTGATGACTACTTCGTGGATAACGTCAATGAGCCTGGATGGATCGTTCCGATTCAAGGTGCTGCTTGGCCGACTCCTCTCGATGCCGTCAACTCCGTGAGGGTGAGGTTCGTCGCTGGCTACCTCCCCAGCTCTGACTCTCCTCCTGACCTCAGAGCTAACATTCCGTTCAGCATCAAGGCAGCGATGCTGCTGATCATCGGCGGCTTCTATGTGAACAGAGAGAACGTCGTTGTAGGAACCATCGTCAACAAGCTGCCTTTCGGGGTCGAAGAACTCCTGCGGCCGTTCAGGATCAAGATCAGCCTAGCATGATGAACTTAGCCACCGAGATAGGTCCTACTAAGTTTGATTGGTGGCCTGACTGGAAGTCTGAAGCCGTCGTCATCATCGCATGTGGTCCTTCGGCTCCGAGCGTTCCTCTTGATGGTCTGAAAGGTAAGGTCAAGTTCGTCGGTATCAAGGAGGCGTTCGTCAAGTTCTGTCCCTGGGGAGATGCTGCCTACGGGTGCGATGCTCCGTGGTGGGTGTACAAGGGAGGTCTCCCTGAGTTCTCTGGTCTGAAGTTCTGCTACGACTCCAAGGCGTGCGACGCCTTCCCAGGCATCAAGCGGGTCTTCATAGACGATCCTGCGAGTGACAAGATGCTCTTCGAAGAGCCGATGAAGATAGGAGCTGGAGGCAACTCAGGTTTCCAGGCTGTCAACCTGGTAGTCCAGTTCGGGTGTCGGAGGATAGGGTTGGTCGGTTTTGACATGGGAGACAAGGCTGGCCGCACGCACTGGTACGGGAGGAGTAACTGGCCTAGTGCCAACAACCCTGACGAGACGAACTTCAGGAGGTGGAGGGATGCCCTCAGCCTGGCATCGTTCGACCTGAAGGCTCTCGACGTAGACGTCGTCAACCTCTCTCAGGCCAGCGAGCTGAAGTGCTTCCCGAAGTTGAGTGTCGACGCGATGATAGAGCGGTGGGGACTATGACGAACTCGGTCTGGATAGGCTACGACCCTCGCGAGTCTACTGCTTTCGCCGTCGCTAAGTACTCCATCAGGATGTTCGACAAGTACCTCCCCGTGAAGGGTCTCGTCCTCGACGACCTGAGGGAGAGAGGCTACTACACCAGGCCGACGGAGGAGCGGATCAACTCTGAGGGTAGAGTTCAGATGTGGGACACCTTGTCAGGAGCCTGGATGAGCACCCAGCACTCCTGTTCTCGGTTCCTGGTACCGATCTTGGACAAGACGTCGGTGTGGGCTCTCTTCATGGACTGCGACGTCATGGTCCTCGATAACCTCGAGAAGCTGTTCACTCTCTGCGATCCTTCGAAGGCTCTGATGTGCGTTCATCACGACCACTCTCCAGAGGCGTCGATCAAGATGGACGGCCAGGTTCAGACCAAGTACACGAGGAAGAACTGGTCGTCGGTCATGGCGTTCAACCTGAAGCACCCGTCGAACCAGAAGCTGACTCTGGAGATGGTGAACTCTGTTCCTGGTAGAGACCTTCATCGCTTCTGCTGGCTGGACGACGACGAGATAGGAGAGCTGCCTCAGGAGTGGAACCACCTCGTCGGGTACACGAATGGAGGAGGAGTCAAGCCGAAGTTGGTCCACTTCACTAGCGGTCTTCCCGACATGCCAGGATGGGAGGACCAGGACTACGCTGACAACTGGAGAGCGATGAGACCCTTCGCTGTCGGAGCGCTGTGATGGCTGGGTACGGAGACGACCTGATCGCTACCGGCCTCGCGAGAGGAGCGAGAGCCAGGGGGAAGAGGATCGCGTTCGGAGACGGGAGTCGCCTCGCCTGGTATGCGCGTAGTCCTATGATCTTCAGGAACAACCCGAACATCGCCACTCCTGGGTCGGAGTTCTGCGGCGACGTAGAGTGGATTGACTACAGGAAGGGTCGCCGTATCTACAACCAAGACGGCGGGGACAGGTGGATATGGAACTACGACTTCGAGCCGAAGCCAGGCGAGCTCTACTTCGATAGTCACGAACTTGCTTGGGCTGAAAGGTTCGAGAGAGGCTTCGTTGTCGTAGAACCGAACGTCGAGTGGAACAAGGTGTCAGCGAGGAACAAGGACTGGGGACGGTGGAAGTATCAGCGGGTTGCGAACCACCTGATCGCTCGCAAGGTCAGGGTCGTTCAGTTCGACGTAGGACCTGCTAAGCTCGACGGAGTTGAGATCATCAAGACGCCTGACTTCCGCTACTCGATGGCTGTCGTCAAGAGAGCTTCTCTGGTCATCACTTCTGAGGGAGGTCTCCACCACGGCGCTGCCGCTGTCGGTGCCAAGGCTGTCGTGATCTTCGGAGGTTGGATACCTCCTGAGGCGACCGGCTACTCGATCCACGTCAACCTCACCGCTCTAGGTCCTGCGTGCGGGATTTATAAACCATGCGACCACTGTCGCAGGGCCATGGACCTGATCACAGTAGACGAGGTCATATCTCATGCTGAGAGGCTGATACAAGAGGAGGTCTGTGCGTGAACGATAAGTACAAGCGGGTGTGGCTCCAGGACGAAATGGAACTAGTTCACTTCATCAACCTGGTCAAGTCGGAGAACGTCAAGAGCTACCTGGAGATCGGGTGCAAGCACGGCGGATCGCTGTGGAGGATAGGTACGCAGCTGCCGAATGGCTCTCGGATAGTCGCGGTCGATCTACCTCACGGAGACACGTCGTTCAAGGAGAGCCAGCCCCACCTGGAAGCCTGCGTTCGAGAACTCAAGGTTATGGGATACGATGCGCACCTGTTCCTCGGGGACAGCACGATGGACAACATCGTTGAGGCCGTCAAGCAGCTGGCTCCGTTCGACCTCTGCCTGATCGACGCCAACCACACGGAGCCGTATGTCCGCAAGGACTGGGCCAACTACGGACCGCTGTGTCGCATGGTAGCTTTCCACGACATCGGGTGGATACCGAGGCCGAGCAAGAAGATGCCGATCGAGGTGCCGAAGGTCTGGAACGAGATCAAGCAGCAGTTCAGGCACACGGAGATCAAGTTCTGCCACACGAAACAAGACAACGGCATCGGTGTCCTGTGGCGCTGATCATCTCGACCTGGATCTGGGGGAACAAGTACAATCCCGAGTACGTAGCTAAGCTCCAGCGCGGTGTCGCTCGGCACATGCGGGAGCCGTACGAGTTCAAGGTGTTCTCTCCTGAACTCAGGTACGCTGCGCTCTTGGAGCAGCCTGGATGCCTGATCAGGTTGAGGATGTTCTCCCCAGAGTGGCAGGAGAATCAGGGCATCAAGCCAGGAGACAAGCTGGTCTGCCTCGATCTGGACATCGTCGTTACGGGGAGCCTTGATAGGTTGTTCAAGCGGCCAGAGACGTTCGTCATCCTCTCCGGAGCTAATAGTACTAACCCGTGTCCGTTCAACGGTAGCCTGATGATGCTGACGGCTGGCTGCCACGCAGATGTTTGGACGGACTTCTCTCTGGAGAAGACTCGGAGGATCAAGTTCGCTGACTACCCGGATGACCAGGAGTGGCTCTGGAATAAGCTCCCCGATGCTGGGACGTGGAAGTGCGGTCCGAACTCCTGCGGCGTCTACGCTTTCTGTAAACCAGGGTGGCCTAGGGACAACAACCTGCCGAGCGATGCTAGGCTCGTAGCTTTTCCCGGGTGGAGGGACCCTTCGAAGTTCTTGGCGATACCATGGATAGTACAAAACTGGACATAGTGTCGAAGTATACGCGGGCTAGTGCCGACAGGTTGGCTGGCTTCGCTGATGCTCTCGTGGACCTCGACGAGGCTGGTGTAGATGGAGACGTCGTCGAGTGCGGCGTATGGAGGGGAGGTCACGTCATACTTGCTCGGCTGGTCTCTCCTCAGAGGGTGTGCTGGCTGTTCGATACCTTCGAGGGTATGACGGCTCCTTCGTCTGTCGATGTCAAGGTGTCGAACAAGAGGTCTGCCATCGACTCGTATAGAGATAAGCACTCGAGGGGAGAGAGGTGGCTGGCGGCCTCCATAGGAGAGGTCAGGAAGAACTTCGAGGATACTGGGACTCTGGACGACAGCTACCTCAGGTTCGTGGTCGGCGATGTCAGGCAGGTGCTGTACTGCTGCCCTCTCCCTGACAAGATCGCGATGCTTCGACTAGACACAGACTGGTACGACTCGACCAAGGTCGAGCTCGAGGTCTTGTACCCGAGACTGGTTCCTGGAGGCGTCTTAATAGTTGACGACTACGGTCACTGGGAAGGAGCGAGGCGCGCCGTCAACGAGTACTTCTTCGGCCAGGCCATAAAGTTCGAGAAGATTGACTATACTGCTGTGAAGATGGTGAAGTGATGGACCCGAGTAAGGTCTGCCTGTTCGTCCCTCCTGACTTGAAGAAGTTCAAGCTGAACCTATTCGAGAGGATAGCGAAGAAGGTGGGGAGGTCTGTTCGCCACGACTATCGGGAGCTTGATTCTCTCCCTGATGACGTCGTCCCCATCATCGGCTGCACGCCTGAGCTGAGACCTCTCGTAGACAGGTGGAGGGAGAGGGGGAGGACGTGGATTTACTGGGACAGGGGATACGCGCGGAGGGTCTTCGCTACCTGGCTGCCTCGAGCTGAGTCGATCGAGAAGAGCTACTACAGGTGGCACGTCAACGCGTTCCAGATGGGGAGGATCAGGGACGTTCTAGACGACAGGTGGAGAGCCCTGAAGATAGATGTATCGCCCTGGTCGCGAGACGGGAGGCACATCGTGGTCGCGGTACCGACGAAGACGTATACCAGTTTTCATCGTATCGAGACGTGGGTCGACGACACCATCGCTCAGATCAAGTCGTACACTGACAGGCCGATCGTCACTCGGGCTAAGGAGGAGCTGAACCGTCCGCTCCAGGGAGACCTCAGAGGAGCCCACTGCCTGGTGACTCACGGGTCTAATACGGCCGTCGAGTCGGTCGTCTACGGGTGCCCGGTATTCGTGCATCCCGACAGCGCCGCCTCTCTCGTAGGCGAAACATGTCTTAGTAGAATCGAGAATCCGGTCTATCCTGACCGCGAACCGTGGCTTCGTAGCCTGGCGTACTCCCAGTTCAACGAGTTCGAGTTGGTGGACGGTACCCTGTGGAGGTTGATCGATGAGGGCGGGGCGGCTTGACAGGTTGGTCACCGTTCAGAGGAGTTCGTCCTCGTACGGTCCTGACGGAGGCAGCTTGAACGCCTGGTCCGTGGTAGGTCCGTATCGTAGACCGGCTGACGTACGACCTCTCCAGGGAGACGAGAGGTTCACCGCTCCTCAGTTCGTAGCCAGGGAGCAGGTGGAGTTCCAGCTGAGGTACGACGACGCTATCGCCGACTTGAACCCGCTCGATCGCATCGTGTATCCTGCGATGTCGAGCAGCGAGGTGGATAGTCCCCTGGGCGAGATAGCAACGAGACGAAAATACGATATAATGGCTGTGCACGAGATCGGGAGGAGGGAAGGCCTGAGAGTCATCGCTGCTCGCCAGGCTGACGTTATCTCATGACGATGACCTTCGCAGACGTGAGACTCGGCCTCAGGGCTTACCTGCTAGGTAGTCCGGAGATCGCCTCCATGGTCGGAGGCGAGAGGGTCTTCCCAATCAGGCTCCCGCAGGGCGTGAAGAAGAACAGCATCGTGTTCTCCAGGGCGACTGGATCTGGAGATCACCACCTCCAGGGCGTGAGTGGCCTCAGTCGTCCTCGCTTCCAGATCGACTCGTGGTCTCAGACCGAGAGCGAGTCGACCGTCCTGGCGAACTACGTGAAGGCCAGGCTGGATGGTTTCAGAGGTCACATGGAGTACGGGAGCAACTCACCTCGGGATTTCATAGACGTGCTCGGCGTCTTCTACTCGGACGAGAGGGAGGACTTCGACGCTGACAGCCAGCTCTTCAGGATGAGTCGAGACTACTTCGTCTGGTACAGGGACTACATCACCGGAGGTGTGATGTGACGAGCGTCGTGAAGAGGGTCGAGGGTCTCAGAGAACTCCAGAACGCCCTCCGCGAGCTTCCCAAGGCTACTGGCAACAACGTCCTTCGCAGGGCTCTCATCAAGGCTGCCGAACCCATCGAGGCGGCGATGGAGGCTCGGGCACCTTACCTGTCTGGGAGGTTGAAGGCTTCCGTGATGACTGGCACCAGGCTCTCTGCTCGCCAGGCGAAGGAGCACAAGGCTGCTGTCGGTACTCTCCCCATGGTCACGGTCGGAGGTTTCAGGAGCAACCCTGCGAAGGGTGTGTTCGTGTTCGTCGGTCCAGGTCCTCTTCGTCAGGCCATCACGCAGGAGTTCGGTACGTCGCACAACGCTCCTCAGGCTTTTGCCAGGCCAGCGTGGGACGGGAACAAGGACAGGGCGCTGTCGTCGATCAAGGACGACCTGACCGAAGAGATCGAGAAGGCTAGAGCCCGCCTCGCCAGGAAGGCTGAGCGAGAGGCTATGAAGTTGAAGGCAGGCAGGTGACCCAGGGTGCCTGAAGTTCTGGGAGTGCAAGAGCGGGGTCTGGGTACCGCAGAATTCTAAAGGAGAATGACCTATGCCTCAAAGTGCATATCCGTCTGGTCCGAGTGCGGCCCTGCTTGGCTACGGCGCTCGGTTCCTCATGGCGTCTGGTTCTTCGCCTGATCAGTACGTAGACTTCGGGGAGGTCTTCGACATTACTCCTCCGTCGTTCACGTCGGACCAGGTAGACGTCACTCACATGCAGAGCCCTGACAGGATCAGGGAGTTCATCGACGGCCTCGTTGACGCCGGAGAGTGTTCGTTCGAGATGAACTACATTCCTGGTTCTGCCTCGGACAACGTGCTCATCGCCATCCTGGCGTTGGCCGTCGGTGTGAGCCGCAGGAGGA